GCGAAGATTTTCACAGGTGCGTATCTCGTTTCAACCAATGGCGTGAGTATGGACAAGATCGATTATATTCTTGATCGCGTATTGACGCCGATTTGGGAGAATGGTCGTGCGCCAAGTCACAGTCACTTTTACGGAAAAGACGGTGTTTCAGATCACATGACTGAATCACTCGAAAGTTACTGGACACACTTGCGCCAATTCGACGGCCTCGGTAGTTTTATGGCAGGTCAGGTGATTGCAGACTTGAAGTTCACTTCTGATCTTAAAGATGCACCAGACTGGTGGACTTGGGCACCTCTCGGTCCCGGTTCAATTCGTGGCTTGAATCGCATTCACGGGAGACCCCTTGAGAAAGGTTTACGCCAAGATCAAGGGTTGAAGGAAATGCTAGTGTTGCAAGATCTATTGATTAAAGAACTTGATTGGAAACTACCTGTTCACAATGTTCAAAATTGCTGTTGCGAATTCGATAAGATGATACGTGTCAAGAATGGAGAAGGTCGCCCTCGTTCACTTTACCCAGGAGTTAAATGATGCAGATCAAAGTTTGCGGTTTACCGTTCGATGTTTCCTTTGTTGAAGGTGGGCACGCTGTTAGCCATACCAGCGTACGTGGGCATCTTTACGGCGAAGTCTCGTACGATAAAGAATCGATTCGCATTGACAACACCAAGTCGTTGGAGATGATGAACCAAACGTTCTGGCATGAAGTCGTGCACGTTATCGTTGAACGACTTCAGATTCGTGAGTTGATGGACCATGAGAATATTCATTATGAAACACCGATTGATCAAATTGCCCTAGGTATCTTCAATGTTTTGAACTCGTTAGATCTTGATGTGATTAAAGATAAGGAAGTGTGAAAATGTTAGTTATCCGTGGTCAAAATGTAAATGACGTCCTGCCAGTCGGTATCATGCACTTGAAGAATGGAGAAAAACGTGACTCAAGAAACGGACCTGTCCTTGAAATCCCAACAACTGTTTGCGTCCATTATGACTACCCCGACGAACGAGTCCTCTTTGAACCTTTACGAGACGCTAATCCATTCTTTCATCTCTTCGAAAGTCTCTGGATGCTTGCAGGAAGAAACGACGTTGCCTTTCTTAACGAATACAACTCCAGAATGGCACAGTACAGCGACGACGGCAACGGCTTCAACGCCGCCTATGGGCAACGTCTCCGCTCCGGATTTGGATTTGATCAACTCGATGTCGTTATACAGCGACTTAGAAAGGACCCTGACGACAGACGCGTCGTTTTACAGATTTGGGATCCTGCAGATTTAAATAAAGAGTCAAAAGACTACGCCTGTAACTTAGTCATCACCCCGCGCATTCGCAATGGTAAACTCGACTGGACAGTGTTCAATCGTAGCAATGACTACTTGCTCGGTATGACCGGGGCTAACGTGGTTCACATGTCAATCATTCAAGAATATGTTGCTCGTATGGTAGGCGTTCCGATGGGAAGTTACGAGCAGATCAGCAATTGCCTACATGTTTATACAGAATTGACGCCGCATTGGGAACGATTGAAAGATCTTCCATTGACTGTTGATTGCCCATACAAAGAAGCCCGCGTGTCGTCGTTCCCGTTGATTACCCACAAAGAAAGCTGGATGTCAGATCTGTACACTTGGATGGACAAACCGTGGGGTGGACAGGTTTATTCTGATCCATTCTTCAACTACGTTGCGAAACCTATGGCGATTGCACATCGGGCGCACAAAGACAACCGCAACGGGTTACAATATGTAAATGCTATACAGGCAACTGACTGGAGATTAGCTTGTGAACAATGGCTTACAAGGAGAGAAGTGAAATGAGTGCAAATGAAAAGCAAATCGGTGGTGATCACTACGATAAAAGCGGTGAGCAACATTGGGATAGGCAATACCGTTTGAATGGCCGTGGATATTTTGTTGGATGTGCTACAGGTTACATCGAACGTTACCCTTTTAAGAACGGTAAACAAGATCTCGAAAAGGCAATTCACTTTCTTCAGAAACTGATCGAACTTGAGTACCCTGAAGAAAAGGCTGAACCGAAGAAAGTAGCACCGCTGGAAAAGCTGTCTAACGAGATTGAAAAATTATCTCAAGCAATCACGTCTGCACCAGATCATCTTAAAGAGTTCGTACCTACACCGTGGCAACAAGAGGTCGCTGCTAAGTTCGATGATCTACGTGAAAAACATGCCATCAGTCCGATGTTACAGAGATTTTTGAAAGAGACAGATGAACCGTATCCGAACGGTTATGTTAATCAGGACTGAATATGGAAGACAATCAGCAACACTACCACAGTTCGGACAGGTTTCCATCTCGTGACACTCTGCTATGGCTCGACAGTCTTGAGAATGTACGAGCAGTTTCATCCAACTACACTGTAACTGCTTCGGATGATTACCTGCTTGTTGATACGACCTCGGGTGACGTGACTGTTACGTTGCCAAATGCTATCAATGGTCGCAAGTTGCACGTAGTAAATTACGCAGGAACAAACGATGTCATTGTTACATCTACGGTTGACATAAACGGTTCTGCGTCCGATTTCACAGTAGCGTCTGGAAACATTGCTTCTGTAAAGGATGTTGGCGGAGAATGGGTCACTTCTCCGATGACCTTCTCTTCAGGTGGCCCTGGGAGCGATCCGGGTGCGTCAGGTTCTACGACAATCGATTTCGGTGCATCCCCTGCAACAGAAGCTTCGGTCACCGTGTCGGGTCAAACAGGGTTGTTAAGCACGTCACAGATCGAAGCGTTTGTTGTTGCCAGAGGTTCAGGGGCGACCCTTGCAAATCAGCAGTTTGCAGCTATTGCTTTTAGGCTAATATGTGGGGAAATAACACCCGGAGCGAGTTTTGTCATTCGGGCGTATTGCACCATTGGCTATGCCGAAGGTACTTTTGAAATAGATTGGACTTGGAGAAATTGATATGAGCGGATTCTTACAAAAGATCATCGGTTATGTTACGGGTAACGGACTTGAAGTCAATTCAAGCAACGAAGCAAAGGTAGTAACCGACAAAACAAGATCGAGCGTCACTTTATTCTCTGAGAACGATCCCGGCACTATCACAGGGGTGCCTCTTTTAATGGCACCCGAGATTTCAGCGGATTATCGTCTGCGTGTTGGTATCGACACGGTGTTGTTTACAGATACGTTCAATGCGACAACGCAGAACTCGAATCTCTGGGCTTACACCCTTGCCACGTTGACCTGCACGCAACCGGGTGGATATCTTCAATTCGGTACGGTACAAGGTACAGGTGCGGGTCATGGGGCATTCATACGTTCGTTTCAATACTTTCCATTGGTGGGCACGGCTCCGCTGTCTGTTGAATTCTCAGGCTCAAGCAATACGTCTGCCCTTGTTCCCAACGAAGCGTTCTACGCGGGTCTAGGTCTTCCCTCTGCTGCCGCTACGATTCCAACAGACGGTTGCTGGTTCAAGATGACATCTTCAGGACTGTTCGGTGAACTTCAATACAACGGTGGCACAGTTGTTCAAGTCACTTTGATGAATACCCAGATTCCATTAGCAACCAATGCGAAATTTGCGATGGTCGTCGGTGAAGATGCAATCAGGTTCTGGGTTGATGATGTTCTGTACGGCAGCATCACAATCCCCGCAGGTTACGGCCAACCGTTTATGACAGGTTCGTTGCCAGTGTTTTTGCAGAAAATCTGCACAGGGACGGTAAGCAACACCAACACAATCAGAATCACTGACGTCACTGTCTCCTTGATGGATTTGGCAACAGGTAAACCGTGGTCGCATCAAGTTGCAGGCATGGGGCAACACGCGCTGTTCATGCAAAACGGTACGACTATCCCTACCACGGGCGCGAAAACAACGGTATGGGCAAACAATACTGCGCCAACTGCTGTTGCATTGACCAACACCGCTGCATCATTTACTGGTCTCGGTGGTATTGCCGCTGTTCTTCCTACGTTGACGGCAAACAATGATGGCAAACTGTTCACGTACCAAGTTCCGGCAGGTACGATCAACCTGACAGCACGTAATCTGTACATCACACGAGTCACGCTGAAAGGTGCTGTATCCGTGGTCCTTGTCGGTGGTCCGGTGATCTACGCTTACGCTCTGGCAGTGGGACATACGGCAACTTCGCTGGCTACTGCAGAAACTGCATCCTTTGCCACTGCTACAGCACATGCGCCGCGTATTATGGCATTGGGTATGGAATCCTACGCAGCTACCGCAGCAGTTGGTACGTTGGGAACAGGTATCGATTTGAACTTTGATACCCCGATCTGTGTACGTCCTGGCGAGTTTGTGGACATCATCGCTCGTAACATCGGCACTGTAACCACAACTGGAGCAATAACTATCGTAGCTTCTGTAGGCGGTTATTGGGAGTAGTTGTAAACGATTTAAAGCTGTTGTAATATGTAGTTATGCCGCTATGTAGCGCGGCATAACTACTAATCTTATAGGTGACATATGACAAAATACGGAACATTGCCAGCCAAACCTATTATAGAAGAGGTTGATGAAGTTATCATTTGCCCCAAATGTGGGTCAGAAGATATTTCGCATATCCATCACGAAGGTGATTATGCTGTTCCTGAAACAGACTATCATCATTGCAATGACTGCAACCTTTCTTGGGGGTTTGAATAATGATATGCCCTAACTGTCGTGAAGATGTGCAAGGTGCGTGGCACGATACAGGTATCGGCACTTATGAATATTGGGGGCAGAAATGCAACGATTCTAAAATGGAATTCTGTTGCGAACTATGTGATACACCTCTTGAATCTGAACAATCTTATGAAGAATATCTTGCCGATATTCGAGGAGAGGAGTGATGCAAACCTTCCTCCCTTATCCTGACTTTGCCGAATCTGCCAAAGTTCTTGACTACCGCCGACTCGGCAAGCAACGCGTTGAAGTACTTCAGTTGTTGAAGGCGTTACAGGCAGGTGGCGGATGGTCAAATCACCCTGCTGCAAAGATGTGGAATGGCTACGAAAACGCGCTTGTTTCTTACGGTTTATTTATCTGTAAAGAGTGGATTGGACGAGATTATAACGATACATGTTTTGACAAAATTCTGTCGTATTGTGACGAAGACGCCAACACAACTCTACCACCTTGGCTCGGCAACGAAGACTTCCACGCCGCGCACCGTTCCAACTTGCTTCGAAAAGACCCGATTCATTACGGCCAATTCGGCTGGACTGAACCTAACGACTTACCTTACATCTGGCCCATAACATGACCGATAAACTCTTCCTCGACCTTGAATGTTATCCAAATTATTTCCTTGCCAAACTCATGAATGATGAAGGTCGTTTTCGTGAGTTTGAAACGTACGAAGGGCAAGGATTAGATGTTGCCAAACTTCGGGCGTTACTGAACAGTTATACCGTTGTCACCTTCAACGGTGTGAACTACGATTGGCCTATTCTGTCACTTGCTTTAAACGGTGCAGATAACGAACAGCTTAAAGAAGCTTCCGATGCGATTATTGTCAACGACATGAAACCTTGGAACTTCTACAAGCATTTCCGTTGTCAAGCGTTGAGCTATGACCACATTGACATCAAGGAAGTTGCACCGGGCGTGATGGTCAGTTTGAAGTTGTATGCAGGGCGACTCCATGCGCCAAAGATGCAAGACCTACCCTATGACCCTGATTCATTGTTGACACGTGAACAGATGCAAGCGGTCAACCTGTATTGCGGCAATGACTTGCACGTGACAAAGCAGTTGTACGACGCAATCAAGGGGCGTGTGACATTGCGGGAAACCATGTCGGCAGAGTACCGCACCGACCTCCGCAGCAAGTCAGACGCCCAAGTGGCTGAGGCGGTTATTAAGACTGAGTTGTTCCGGTTGACCAATAAGAAACTTGCCAAACCTTCAGTAAAGGAAAAGGAATTCTTTTACAAGGTTCCGGAGTACATGAAGTTCCAGTCTGACCAGTTGAACAATATATTTGAAATGGTCAAGCGTAGTCCGTTTACTGCCAAGACCAACGGGCAGATTGAAATGACTGAGGAACTGGCTAAGACACTGATACATATCAACGGTACGACTTATAAGCTAGGTATCGGTGGTCTGCACAGTCAGGAAAGTGAGATAAGTTATCAGGCTGACGATGAGTGTATGATCGTTGACCGTGATGTTACTTCGTACTATCCTAGCATTATTCTTAATCAAGGTTTATACCCTGAAACCCTTGGTCCGCATCTGTTGGAAGTTTTTAAGGTGTTGGTTGACCGCCGCGTTGCTGCAAAGCGTAAGAACCGTGAGCTCAAGAAACTGGGAGTGAAAGGTCACGCGCATAGAAGTAAACTGATTAAAGAGATAGCTAATTTAGAAAAGTCAAACAGTGATGCGATATTTCCATGTACAGAATATATGGAACTCATTACTCTCGAACAAGACCTAGACTTTGACCGTTCTGTCACTGTTATGGATTCCTTGCGAATCACAATTAACGGGGCGTTCGGCAAGTTGGGTTCTGTTTATTCTGCTTTGTATGCACCTGACTTGATGATTCAGGTTACTGTTACCGGGCAGTTGACTTTGCTGATGTTGATTGAGCGTTTTGAAATGGCGGGTATTAAGGTTATCAGTGCCAATACCGACGGTATTGTGACCCGTTACGCACGTTCAAGACATGAAGAAATCGCTGCACTTGTTAGGCAGTTTGAACAAGAGACGCAGTTTGAATTTGAAGACACGCACTATTCTGGCATGTATTCGCGCGATGTCAATAACTACATCGCTATCAAGCCTGATGGTGAGGTCAAGACCAAAGGTACGTTCAAAGCGGGTGATCTTCAGAAGAATCCTCAAAACGATATCTGCAACGAAGCGTTGATTGCTTACCTGAAAGACGGTACACCAATTGAAGAAACCATCCGCGCTTGCAAGGACATACGAAAGTTTGTTACTGTAAGAACTGTTAAGGGTGGTGGTGTCTACGCAGGTCAATATCTCGGTAAAGTTGTCCGCTGGTTCTATGGAACTGATTCACTCGGCACAATCAACTACGTCAAGTCAGGTAACAAAGTACCGCGAACCGATGGATGTGTGCCTTTGATGGATTTACCGCTTGATTTTCCTAACAATGTGGATTATAATTGGTATGTAAATGAAACAAAAGATTTGTTGATGGACATTGGTTTGGTTAAAAGACCGCCCGTTATTAAGAAAACTCGTGCAAAGAAGGAGAAGTGAAATGATAGTAATCAATACGTTAGGAAGAGTCGATAATCAACCGACGTTGCTTGCGCTTAAAGAAGCAGGTTTAAACCCTATTCT